TAGGTTATGCATTCCATAACACATACATTGCTCCGGTTATTAGCAAACCATCACTTGCAACAATTAGAAGCATATTCCAAGATGGTAACACACCAGCACAAGACGATCCAAGTCTAGCAGGTGCGTCAGGATATGTAGTTACGGCAACTGGTGCAATACAAATTGTTGCCACGGGAGATTTAGATCTTACAGCAGGTGCTGGATACACAATTAATGCAAACAGAAATATTGTAGCATCAGGCGGAGTTACAGGTGATACCACGGGTTACCACACAGGTGATATGACTGGTTCGGTGTTTGCTGACGATTCAACACTATTAGTTGATGCAGTAGCAGGACAAATTGTTGGGCCAATACAATCAGATAATATCAGAGGAACATTAATTGGAACCGTTTATGCTGACGATTCCACAGAAATAATAGATGCGGAAGGCAATATAAATTATACGGCCAGCACACCTAGTGATTGGAATGGAACTGCTCCGACTACAGTAGGCGAGGCGCTGGATAGGATAGCAGCCTGGATAAAAGCAAGTGATGGAACGGGAGCGTAGGTAGATGGCTAAACTAACTGTAAATATTGGTCAGAGCGCAAACGATAGACAGGGTGATAATCTACGCACGGCCTTTGATAAGATTAATCAAAACTTCGACGAACTTTATATTGGGCCTCCACAACTTACGCAGGCTGAAATAGATGCACTCACACCAGTTTTTGGTATGATGGTTTACAATACAACAACAGGAAAATTTCAAGGTTATGCTGCTGATGCAAATAATGACAGTGCAGCAGGGTGGGCAGATCTCCACTAAATATAGATATAGGAAGCGAAATGGCAAACATACAAACAATTAATATAGGTAACTTAGTAAATGACGGAACTGGTGATGATCTAAGAACCGCGTTTGAAAAAGTTAACACTAACTTTGCTGATTTAAATGACGAACTAACACTTAATTTAGTAAGTGTCGGTAACGGCGAGTCTATTTTTAAAGATAAAACCGGCTCAGATTTAAGATTTAATTCTGTAAGAGGCGGCAACGGAATACAAGTACAAAACATTTCCGATACTATTGTTGTTTCAAATACAAGAAGTGTTCCGTTTGAAAAAATAGATACTGATAGCGGAACTATTTTATCTGATACATATCAAAGTATTACCATGCAAGGAACTGCTGCTCCTGAATCTCAAACCGGGATAAAGGATATTGAAGTTACAGCAACGGGAAGTAGTGTAAAATTCAAAACAATTATTCCAGTTACAGATTACTTGTTAACATATGACTTTGGATTTATAGGTCAACAAGCGCAACAGATGCATGCCATACAACTAGCATTAACAGCATCTAATATAGATTTTGGAACTCTTGCTTATGACTCTGATTTAGATTTAGATTGTGGCGAACTATAAGAGAGAAAATGAATGGCGTTAAATTGGATTACCCCAGCAGGCAACCTTGGCATATTGGAAGAACGAATTACGGTTAGTATTCCGTTAGAAGCCACGTCTAGTCTTGGAAATTCAATTACATACAAAATTATTTCAGGTAAACTACCTCAAGGACTACTACTACAAGGAAATACTATTAAAGGAACTCCGGCTGAGGTTACCAAGTATACTGAAACACGATTTGTTGTAAGAGCAGATGACGGCACAGGTACTGGATGCGGCGATAGGACATTTAAACTAGCAGTTGACGGAAGTGACTTTCCAGAATGGATAACTCCTGAAAGTTTTTTAAACGTGGGTATAGGCGAGGCATATTTTGTTCTTGATGATGCCCAAGTTGATTTCCAACTAGAAGCAACTGATACCGATGTAGTTGCTGGAGATGTATTAGAATATTATGTTGTTCCTAATAGCGGTAAATTACCTCCAGGATTAAAATTATCAAAGACAGGAAAAATTTCAGGATTTACTCAACCAATCCCTGCTGTTGATTACAACGACACAGTAACAGGCGCATACGATACCCATTCATTTGATACTGTTCCTCTAGATATAGCACAAAATACATCATTGGGGTTTGATAGTTTCTTCTACGATAATAATACTTTTGATTACGCTGAAACTAGTCGTATACCTAAAAAGATTAGCAGAATTTATACATTCGGAGTAGCAGTTACAGACGGGTTAAATGCCGTTAACAGAATTTTTAAAATTTATGTAGTATCGGAAGAATTTTTAAAAGCAGATAATACACTAGTAGAAGTTAGCACAAATTTATTCCAAGCAGATAACACTAGCGATAGAGTTCCAATTTGGATTACAGATTCGTATTTAGGAAGATGGAGAGCTAATAACTTCATAACAATTAATTTAGAAGTGTATGATCCCCCGACTCTGTCTGGAACTATTACTTACTTTTATGTTTCAACCAACGATGACGGAACTGCAAGTACAATACCACCGGGATTGGTATTAGATACAACTAGTGGTGTTTTATCAGGTAAAGTACCTTACCAGGCCGCGGTAACTAATAATTATAAATTTACACTTAAGGCTGTGAACTTTCCTACTTCATTGGCACAAGAAAATTACACTCTCGTAGGCGATTGGAATTCAACAACTGTATACGAAGTCAACCAAGCAGTTAGATACGACGGATTAATTTATGTCTGTACACAAACAAACACCGGTGAAATACCTTCTAGAGAATCAGTATACTGGAACTTAGGTGTTGGAACAACTGATAAAACATTTAATATAGATCTTGTCGGTGAAATTGAAAGTGCAATTGAATGGATTTCTCAAAGTGATAGAGGAACAATTAAACCGAACGAGCCAAGCCAACTATATGTTGAGGCTAAAAGTCTTTTATACGGAGGCAGAATTTCTTACAAACTTAAATCAGGCGAGCTTCCGCCCGGATTAACATTTTTATCGAACGGCTTAATACAAGGAAAAGTAATACAATTTGCAGACTCTGATCAAGATGGACTAACTAGATTTTTTGATAGAGATTCAAGTCTTGTTGATAGTACAGGGTCGTTCTCTTATAATACTTTTTTTGATGGTAATAACACTAGTTACGATAAAATTTTTAAATTTACAGTTACAGCAATTGACGGCGCAAATTTTGCAGAGTCGGATAGAAACTTCCAAATACGTGTAACTTCAGAAAGAGAAAAAACTTTTAGCAACGTATATGCAAAAGCATTTCAAAGTAAAGAAAAAAGATTAACATGGTTTAACTTTATTACAGATTCAACTGTTTTTTCTCCGGATGATCTTTATAGATATGGAGATCCTAATTACGGAGTACAATCTGAAATCAAAACTCTATTATTTGCAGGAATCGAAAGTCGCTCAGCAGAAGAATTTGTACAAGCAATGAGTAGAAATCATTATCGCAAAAGATTTACATTTGGAGATGTTAAAACTGCTAAAGCAAGAGACTTAACAACTAACAAAGAAATTTATGAAGTTATATATGTTGACATTATTGACGACCTTGAAAAGAACGGTAAGAGTATTAGCAATACTATAGAATTGCCAGATAATATTAATAGTAAAGTTCTTGTTAGTTATGATAGTATCAAGGTTGATAGTGACATTCCTTTTGCTAGTGACAGCGATGTCCAACGTGTATTTCCTAACTCTGTTAAAAACATGAGGAATAGGATTAAAGCAATCGGCGAAAGAGACAGAGAATTTTTACCCCTTTGGATGCGCAGTATTCAGGACTCAGGAACATTCGAGTTAGGCTTTACCAAGGCACTAGTCCTTTGTTATATAAAACCTGGCAGGTCAGCATCTATAATGGCCAAGATTAAAAGTAACGGTTTCAACTTTAAAAACATTGATTTTGTTGCAGATCGTTTCATAGTTGATATTATTGATGGCGAAATTCAAGACAAATATCTTAGTTTTCCTCAAAATAACGTAACAAATCATACAAATTCAACATCTACTAAGAGAATTTAATATATGATAAATAATAATACATACAAAAAGTATAATTGGAGATTAACACGTGGCTAGCAATATTAACTATTTGAGCATTAATGAGAATTTCCCTGTAGCAGGGCAAGATAATGATACACAAGTATTTAGAGATAACTTTGATACTATCAAAACTAGTCTAAGAAACTCCAAAGAAGAGATCACTAACCTCCAATCAGATACTGCTAAATTAAATCTCGACAATGACTTTGAACTAAAAAAGATTCAAAGAGCAGTATTACAGAATAATAGGACTCAAAAGTTTAACGGTGGAACTGTTAGTGCCACACCAACTACTATTGATTATGAAAATGGTAACTACCAAATTTATAATATTGGCGCAAGCATATCCGTAGACTTCTTGAACTTTCCAGGCGATCCGGTATTTTCATCTGAAGTGACTCCAATTGGTATGGGTAAAGTGACTCTTGAGTTATACAGTACAGGTGCTTCTTACACGCTGTCATTTACAACTAGCGGCGGAACTGTTATTAAAAAAGATCCTTTATTTCCAGCAACAGTAACAATTGAAAGTGCAACTGATCCTGTGTTCATCGAAGTATGGAGACACAGTTCAGAAGTAATCTTTATGCGTTATCTAGGAAAATATTCATAATGTTCCATCCTTTAGAAGAGGACCTTTCGGAAGTAAGTGATACAGATTTAAACAATAAATTGTCCGAATTGAACAAAAAATACTACACAGCAGCACGTTTAGGTAATAATCAACTGTTGACACAACTCCAAACATTTGTTACAATATATAGAGATGAGATTACTCGTAGAGCAATCACAGCAAAATATGAACAAAATGATACGGATTTGGATCAACTAATTAATGTGGACTAATACTAATACTACTGAAGAACTTGTTACTGGAATACTAAGGCATGGTCCTGACATTCTAGAGCATTGTACACATTCAGAAAACATAGATAACTATGTAAAACAAGTCGAAAAAGAATTTCTAGACTATCCAACTCCTAAAAAAGAAATAAATCCAAATAACTGGTTCATGCCAAACAGTTATAAGGAAATGGATATCAAAAAATATGTGCTAGATATGTGTAAAACACAGCAA